TGCTTCCTGACTACTCATTGACAATTGCCTCTATATGAGTATACCCAAGTCTTTTCGCTTGTGTAACTCTTTGATTACCTTTCTCTACACTATATAGTTTTTCTTTATAGTGTTTACCACCAGCACCATAACGTTGAGTTTTAGATATTGTGTGTTTGATAACTTCAATAGGATTAATCATAGTATCTTTTATATTTTCTACACCGTCAGTTAACTTTGGATTGTATTTTTCGTAATACGTATTATAAGTTAAATCACTTATCTTCAGTATTCTCTTTTTCGGGTGTGATGTCTTTGACTTTAGTATCTTCATCTTTCTTCAACATCTTTTGTAACTCTGCTGTAGAGCCTACAAAGAGAGCATTCTTTATATTTTGATTTGCTGATTTAGGTAGTTCTTTTAAGTCTTTTAGTTTCTTTTGTAAGTCTTGTAACTTATCTACTGTACCCGCAACTTGTCCTATGAGTTGTCCTGCGACTTCATATGCTCTTGGGTGCTGACCTTCTCTAGCGATGTCAAGTATTCCATCAATCGCTTCTTGTCCTCGTTCTATAAGATTATAGTAATTTTCTCTGCTGTATTTGTAGTCATTATCTACATCAGCTTTATTAGAATCTTCTTTACGTGGAACTGCTGGTTTGAAGTCTTGCTTTACAACTTCATTTTTAGGTTCAGGTTTATCTATACCTAATATCTCATTTACTTTATCTTCCAACTTTGTCATAATAAATTATTTAGCTAGATGTGAGATTTATTATCTCGCCGTAGCAACTACGTTATTTGTACCAACTAATGATTTAGAAGCAAATGCCATATAAATGTACTCATCACCATCTGTGTTAACTGCACCATCTGTGGAAATAACTTTAAAACCATTTCCTAACATATTTACATAATCTGTTGTTGTTTCAGCAGCTGAACCATTAAAAGATAGAGCGTCATTATCTGGATTATAACCTTCTCTTTGTTCATCAAATACTAACCAATCAGTACTACCTGTTGATGTATTTTTAATAATTAACATTGCAGGTTTAAAGCCTAGGTTGACAAAAGCTCCGTCAGCATTTCCATTGCCGGTATATTTACCGAATTTGCTAAATCCTCTAACCTCTGAAAAACAATAAGCAATATAGTTACTTCCACTAGCGTTTGTTTGAAATAACCCACTTCCACCTGTTCCTAATGCAACAGGGAATGTTGAACTATTTAAAGTACCAACTCCACCACCTGCTAATGCTGGGGTTACATCTGGAATAGGTATTGATCCTAAAGCAGATGTTCCTGTAGAAGTACATCTCCATCTTCTAATAAAGTTATAATCATTTGAAAGTTCATTAATTGTAAATGCATCAGTTGATCTATCTTCATTTGTAATCCACAAATCATTATCACTTCTACCATTTCCATCTGGATTTGTATAGTTAAATGCATTACTGTCAATTCCAACAGCGTTTAAAGCTGTTGATCTATCACTTAAAGTTGTCAAACTTCCAAAATTACCTGCAGTATTTGCTTTTTTAATAGTCCAAGATGGATCACCTGAAGATTTATTTGCATAAAACATATAACTTTCTCCACCACCCATATGACTTAAATGTTCATTTGTTGGACTTGATGGATTGAAATCTCTACGAGAACTACCATCTATTTGAGTATTTCCTGAAGTACCATCGTGGTCATTGTATTGATACCATACACCCTCATAACTAGAACCACCATTTCCGTTACCTTGCCAACAGAAGTTTATGTGTTGACCTGTACTTTCTTTTTGTCGTAATGTACTAGCTGATGTGTTACCAACACCAAAAAATCCTATTGATTGAATTGTACCTAGACTTAATTGACTATTTGAAATAGGATCCCTAGAGTTTGCCCAAGATATCGCACCAGTTCTTGTTCCCATTGCCCAAGCACTTCCTCTATGTGATGATGGACCTGCACTACCGTTGTATAAACTTGCTCCTGTAGTTTCTGTTCTACTTATAGAGAATGTTTTATCTCTTTGAGAACCATCAGGTATTTGTGTGTTAGTATATAACCCTCCTACTAAAGCACCATCTGATGATCTTTCACCAACTTCCATTACTGATGGGTGATGTAAAAATCCTTGAGAATATGATTGTGTTCCAGTTATATGTTGATAAGCAACAGTTTGTTGAGAACCTTTTGTCCAATTTGATGCTCCATCATCTGGAGTTTCAGTAGTAGTAGTAGTTGATGTCCACTCATACCAGTTACCGTCTGATGAACTTTCTCTTAATACTGTTTGACCTGACGAATATGATTTATTTTTTAAGTGTTGTTGTGTTCTACTTGTATTTGATAAGTACCATGCATCAATTTGAGTATAACCAGATTCACTTCCTGTTAATATTATCCAGTTACCTGTTCCTGTAACTCTCAATCTACTTGCAGCACGTGAGTTTGTTGTTGTAAGTGTTTCTTGTAAATTTCCATCGTGGTCATAAATGTCAACATATGCATTATTTGTACCTGTATCACCTTGTCTAGCAACATAATAACCTCTATCTGATTTTCTAAATCTACCGTCAATACTAAAACTACCTGCAACAGCATTTCTTGCGTCTCCCGCAGCGTCTTGTCTATTAATTACACAAACATTATCACCTGATAAACTTTTGTGTTTTAATACCCAGTTATTTGTTCCAACATCTCTATCTTTAATTAGTACTGCTGCTAAATTAGTTAAACCAGTTCCAATAGTAGCGTTATCATTACCATCTCCAGTATAAGTTACTACTGAAAATCCTGCTGTAGTATTTGCACTTACTTCAGATGCAATTGTTCCATCATTACTAGTTGTTGTTGTTGAACCAGCAGCTAACCAGTTCCATGCAACTAAACTCTCTGTGTTTTCATTTGTTGAATTATCACTTCCTAAACTAAAACCATTTGTATCAATAGTAGCAACTTTTGTTGCATCAGTTGCTTCTGCACCAGCAGAGTTTGATTTTAAAGCTTTTGTTGCTCCTCTTACACTATCAGCAACAACGTGATCTCTTGCTTGACCTCTATTTTTAATCCACACTAGATCAGGTTGAAAATCTAATGAAGAAACTGATTGTGAGCTTCCATTACCAGTAAAGGTTACTGATTTGAAATAAGCACTTGGTTTGTTTATTGTTGAATATGCCATTTTAAATTTCTCTCCTTAATCTATGTTTGTGCATTTATGTTTGAGGTACATAGAGAATAATAACCTGTTGGTGGTGTATATTCAAAGGTACCAAAGTTACCATTATCTGATACTCCTGATACAAGGGCTGTTGTTCCAAAATAACCTACACCAGCGTTCATATGACTATATGATGCACCACCTGTTCCGTTAGAAATACTTGCAAATGTGTAATTATCGTTATCTATGGTAATTGCACCTGTACCTGTGGCACCACTAGTCGGATCACCACTATTTTCCCAAGTTCCATTTTTACCAAAATATACTTTATTATTATCTAAATCTAAGGCAATGATAATTATATCGCCATCTCCGTAAGTATTACCAGCATAGTTCCCTACGTTATTTTTATAAATTACTCCATCTGAACCATCCCAACCAATATTATTAACACCAGTTGTAGTAACTTTACCTATAGCACTTTGACTGTAATCTGTATATAAATCATTTACAATACCGTGTGATAATGCTGTTGAACTTGCTACTTTAAATTCCATATACCATTTACCAGAATTTACAAATAATGTTCCTTGTTGAAACACAGGATGTGCAGCGTCAGTTCCGTTTGTTCTGTTATTATTTGTTAAAAGTGGATTAGCAGAAGCATTTCTTCCACTTACTCCTGCTGCTTGTGGTATTGAAACATCATATGTACAGAATATGTTTGACGGTGTAGATGGTGATTGTAATAAATTTCCTGAAGGACTAAAAGTATGTCCGTTACCTGAACTATCTGTTCCTATCGTACCAGCATTTTCAAATTTTAAAAAGAAACCATTGGTGCCGTAGGTAACACTTGGTGATGTACTAGGTTTCCATTCGCCAGTAGTTACATCTGTTTGTCCAAAAACTGATGCAGCTTCAGCAGAACCATCTACTACACATATATGTGTTAATCCACCATCCAAATACGTACCTGGAACTTCACTAGAACCGATAAATCTTGCACTATCTTTTAAGAATCTACTAGTATAACTTGAAGTAGGATTAGTATTTGTACTAAAAGAGGTTTCTCTTACTCCATTAACATACAGTTTTATTCTGTCTTCTTCCGTACCATCTGTAGTATCTATTGCTATAACGATATGATACCAGTTTGTAGTATCTGTAAATGTTCTTGTTGTAACTTTTTGAATATCATAGGTACTACCATTATATTCTTCAACTGTTAATTTATTATCACTCTCCCATCCAATTCTAAAATATTCACTTGTACTAGCACCTACTGAATGATAAATTGTTTGTGTAGAACTATTTTTTGCTTTTCTAGCCCAAAATGATATTGTACCAGTTGTTGTACTTCCTGCACTTGAAAAAGTTTTAGTTAAATATGAAGTAGCCATTAGTTAAACTCCCCTGAATTATTAATACCAACTGTAATTGTAATTGTAAATTGTCTAGCAGCTGTTTGACCTTCTGCATCTGTAGCTGTAATTGTAAATGTATAAGTTGTTTCAGTTGTAGCTCCACTATTTTCTGTACCTGAAATCTCACCAGTGTTTGCATCTAAACTAAACCCACTAGGTAAAGTACCACTTGTTCTGGAATAAGTAACTGCGCTATCTGATGAAGCAGCAACTGTAAATGAACCGGCCTCTTGCGCCGCTGATTGACCTAAAGATCCTGCAGATGTTGACCAAGTTGGTGCATCTGATACAGTTAATAAAGCAGTAGAACTTCTTCCTGCTAAACCGTCAGGATTTTCAACTCTAATAAAATATGTTCCGTCTGTAGGTATTGTTGCGTTAACAGATAATTGTGTTGCACTATTTCGTGTTACTGTGTCGGCAGTTACAATTGCTCCAGTTGTAGATTGAAACTCTACTAAAGGTGTTGTTACAAAGTCTGTTCCTGTGATAGTAATTGTTGTTTGATCGTTTGTTATTGTATCAGGTGATACATTCGTTACTGTTGGTTTTGTTTCAGCAACTCCTACCGTTCCACCTAGTTGTACTGTTTGACCGTTAATTGTAACTTGTCTGTTAGCTAGTTTAGCATTGGTGACAGCATCATCTGCTATCTTATCTGTAGTTACAGCATCGGTTAAAATTGAATTTTCTTTTATCTTACTGATAGACATCTATAAATCTCTCTTTATTATTTATACTATTTATTAAATATCACAGGTGACGAAATAACGTCATAATCTCTCAAAGTATTTATACTATTTATTCATCTGTATCCGTTGATGGGTTATAATTTTTTGCATCATCAAAGGTACTAATTGTTGTTGTAAACCCAAAATCATCATCTGCGTCTGCGCTTGTTGGATTTGGAGTAATCACTATTCTTTCTTCTCTTGTTGACACTGGAGTATTGGAATATAAATCAGATTGTACTTCTTTAATTACATTTTGAGTTGTCGCAGGACCAAATAAGTATGTTTTTGCAGTAAAATTAAGTGTATATATTACTGCTCTACGAGTTGTAAAATCACCACTATAACTATCTTCATAATTAACATCATTGAGTATAATCGGTACATCTCTTTTAATATTCAAAGATGGTACTGCATTTACGGTAACCGTATAATCAGGTTGAAAAAAAGGAAGTATTTGTTCTACTATTTGTAGTCCTGATTCGGCAGTTGCTGTAAATATGTTTAAAGTATAAGATATATTATAAGGTACAGGAGTGTAATTATAAGTCATTACCTTTCCATCTTCACCCGCCTTGACTTGTTTATACTTTTGAACTCTTGTTAATTTACGAGAACCATCATACGAAATACCAGATATTTCAAAACTCATTCTTGGTAAAGTGATTGCCATTTCTCGTTCAGATAAATTTGGCTGTTGATCCAATCGTGTTAAAAACTTTTCTTTTGGTGCATATGCTAACGGTACAGCGATAGATTGTACAATATCGCCTTCACTATCTTTTCTTTTAATTTGTATCTTATTAAAAAGTTGACCAAAAGCAATGGTCATTCTTCTCATACTTTCATTATAAAAATATGTTCCAAACATTAAAATTCTCCTTGGTCTGGATCACCAAAAGGATTTCTTTCAGTGAAATCTAATATATCATCAACTGTAGAAGCTGTATCAAACCCTGCTTCACTATCTAAATCTAAATTATCTGAATATAATGATTGTGTTTGTATATTAAATGTTGCGTCTTCATTAACAAGATAAAATCTATCTCCATTAACACTTTCTGTTTCAAGTTGTAATGAACCTGTTTCATCTTCTAATGTAAATTGGTACCTTAATGTGTCAGTTGAATATTGATCTTCGGCACTATCAATTGACTCAATACCAGTATCTAGTTTTTCGTTTGAATATTCCCATCTAGTTACTTTTAGTTTATAAACAGGTAAATTACCTAATTGAAAGAAAGGTTCCTGATCTTCTACAAATTGTATCTCAAAAAAACTATTCATCAATGGCATATAAATGATGTCGCCTTCGTTAGGACGTCCATCAACAATCAATGTATGTACTGAATCAACTTGATCTTGCCATCTTCTTTTAGAAATCATAAAAGTAGTATCTTCTCTAATCTCTAATCCAAACTTATTGATAATCTCTTGTTCGCCAGCAAATCCTTCAGTTGTTTCCATATACATTTCAAGTAAATATGAATCATCAAATTTAGACAAAGAGTCTTCGCCTAAAATTAAATCTCTATTAACTAATGTTCTTGGAAGATAATAACAATCGTGTCCGTAAATTTTTAGTCCTTCAATGATAAGGTCTTCGTGTAACCTTTTTTCATTGTCGTTTCCAATACCATTGCCGCCTTGAAAATAGTGGTTAACAGCCATAGCATTATCCAATCATCATTGCAGGGTTTAATTCGTATGAACTTCTTATTTCTTGTTCGAGTTTATCTATGTCTTGTAACGCCTCTTGGTATAATTGTTGACCATTTAAAGTCACGTTACCAATCATTGTTACGCCATTGAATTTTGATAAGTTTGCGCCCCATTGTTTCTTAAATAACGCTGTGACATATCTCTTTAAGTAAATGTCATTATAAACATCTGTATATACTGTTGGGTCTAATTTTCTATAACACTCGATAACCATATA